AAACCATGAGTGAAATCAAAGTAAATTCGATAAAAGGGGTAGGAGCTAGTGCTGCTGCTATTACCGTAAATAATTCTGATGGAACGTGTACTGCCAATATTACTAATAACCTAAGTAATCGCAATGCCATAATTAACGGAGCAATGATTATATCTCAAAGAGGAGTAAATTTTGGGACATTAGCTTCTGCAGCATATACTTTAGACAGATGGAATGTTGATGCTGGTGCTACAGTGCAACAAGCATCTTTAGCTGTAGATGAAATAAGCGATGATAAAAAGTTCACTAAAGCTATTCAAATGCAAGGAGCAAGTAGTGATTATTTTAGAACCAAATTAGAGGATGTATCTAATTTTTCTAATCAAACTCTTATTCTTAGTTTTTATGTAAAAGGTGCTTCTAATACAACTTTAGATAATATTTATGCTAGACAAAATTTTGGTTCTGGTGGTAGTTCTATTGTAGATACTGCTTTTTCAAATTTATCATATAGTGTTACAACCTCTTATACAAGATATACTGCAACAGTAACTTTGCCTAGTATTAGCGGTAAAACAGTTGGAACAAGTAGTTACCTTGAAATTTTCATGGAATTGCCTGATGGTGTAACGGTTTATATAACAGGAGTTCAGCTAGAAGTAGATCATACTGGTTCAGGAAAGCCAACAGATTTTGAGCATAGGTCATTTGCAGAAGAGCTTACTTTATGTCAGAGATATACTTATGTTCTACCATTACTAGCTAACCGTTTTATAGATAATGGCACAGCGATGTGTCAATCTGCTACTACTATAAGAGCACTAATACAATTTCCTGTACCGATGAGAATACATCCAACTCGTACTGCAACTGCAACTGATGTGCGATTTTATGCAGGAACTACCAGTGCTAATTTTCATGCCGATGATTTATCTACTTCGGCTGCAAATATAGGCGACAATATTCTTACACAGCATTTATATTATAATGCTGTGTCAGGCTTAACAGCAGGGCAAGCGGGATATATTCAAGCTATGGAAAATGGAACTATGACATTTGATTCGGAGCTTTAATTATGGCAACACGTTACAAACTAATTCCTGATAGCGATCTTGGTGCAGCAAATGCTTTGATAAGACTGTTAGACGATGGTACAAAATCATATATTCCTTTTGAGCCAAAAAACAGAGACTACCAAGAGTACCTTGCTTGGGTAGCAGAGGGAAACACAGCCGAAGCTGCTGATTAATTAGTCTTATGTTGCATCTGCCTTGTCATAAGGCTCATAGTGACGTACAGAGGTGCTAATGCCATAATTCCTACAAAAGTTATTATGGTGACAGGTACTAAGGCTCTAGCAAAAGCTTCTCTCATAATATGGACGAAATATACTACCCAAACTTACCAAATACTGAATATATTCTCAATCCACCTAAAACAATTTTTTACCCTCCCCAAGCGGAAGTACCTTATCTAGATCCAGTTCTTTTACCGAGTCTGGAACAAGTTCAGTCGGGTTTGGCAGAAGAGAAGGCAAATACTTCTTTAAAAGAAAAGGAGCAAGACGAGGAAGTAACAGGTATAAAGCAAGAAGTGATCCCAACGAACCTGCCAAAAAACTTAGAAAATACTTCAACAGAAGAACCTATAGCTACTTTTAATGTACCGTTCTTTGGTGATTTTCCAATACCTGCACCAGAAGTTATAGCTTCTAGTGTTATAGCAGCAGGTACAGCTAGTGTTGTAAGTGTTGCAGGTGGTATTGCTATGCAGGCTGTAGTAGGGCAAATAAAAAAGATATTTAAAAAGATATTTACTAAGGTTTTGAAGAAGGAAGTAGCTAATGTAAAGGAAAAAATGACAAACAAAAAAGATAAGCTACAATAACTAATACGAGGTAATCTCCAAAATCCTAACGGACTAGGTTGACAATGCCTCTAATAGACAAAGGAAGCTGTAGGCATATTGGCTCGATTCAATCTCTGCTCGAAGATGATCCTTTGTTTTATAAGTATTGGAAGCTGTAGGCAAGTTAATTAAATTTAACCTCTGACCGAAGATGATCCAGTACTTATTTTTTTGTCTTAAAAATCTGAGGATTAGCTTTTACATAACTTCTTATATTTATTACATCACTACAAAGACTTGCATAAGGTGATTTAGGATTAATCATATAACCGCTTGCATGAAGCTGTGAACACTTTAAAACTCTCACTAATTGCTTATCATGCACTTGCTTTGATAATTCTTCTTTGGCTAGGTCTAGCTTTACTTTTGCTAAATTATCACAAGTTTTATTATCTCCAAGCGGTATCATAAAACTCATTTGCACTCCCCAACCTTCATTGATGCTATAAGTTTCTTCTCCCTGGGCATCATTACCTGTATAAAAAGGAGTTACAGCCATTGTAGGTTGACTACAAATCAAGTTTCCAAACTGTTGTTTACCTGTCATTCCATTATTAATATTCATATTCTGATTAATTATTGATGAATTACCTACAGCATTAGGTTGAGCCTGTACATTTGTATCGCCTTCGGCTTTTGCTTTACTGACTAAAGACAGACAAAGAAGTGATAACGCTAGTAGTCGTAATCGAATCATTCTGTGTAATCTGTTCGGTTAGCTGTGACGCTGCTCTTGTAGTTGTTGTTAAAGTCCAATCTGCTGTGTTATCTGTTGGTGTAAAGATAGCGTCTGAATGAGCTATACCACCACTAGAAGCACTTGTAACTGTGATGTTAGAACCTTCCCAAGTGTTTATAGCAGATCCATACTTTTCTGTAACTATAGACCTTGTAATGGTCTGTGTAGTATTTTCTGTTCTATTACTAGAGCCAGTAGTCCAAGAAGGCACTCCATTGGCATATACAGGGCTAAATAAGAACAAAGATAGGAATAGTAGTTTCTTCATTTTTTGTCCTCCTTTTTATTAACAACTTCCGCACCAAGTATCTTGATGGGTGTTTCTATTCTAATGGTTTGATAACCACCTGACTGTGTAGCTAGTAACTGTTCTACTTCCTTTTTGTTTAATGGCTTTTCATCTGGTTTATATGTTCCATCACCACGTTTCTTAGCACCCTCTAAACCAAAACTAGCTAATGCACCAGTTAAGAGCGAAGCAGGGAATGTAATATCTTTTGGTTCTGTGCTATAACCTGGAATCGTTATGTAATTTAAAGAAACTATAAAACCACTCCATCCAACAACAACAAGCCTTACGACAACTGAGATAAAAGCTAATTGTTCTTCTTTATCTGTGATGTTCTCTTTAAGTCTTTGAAGAGGATTAGGCTTTTTCTGTTCGTCCATGTTCTTGTTTTCTGTCATAATAGGCATAGATAAATGCTTTGAAAAGTGATTGAAGTAGTAGCAGCAGTAGGTGGAGCTTTACTAACAGCTTGTTTTGTTTCTGTTGGTTCTATTTCCTACAGAGGAAGACAATCAAGAGATGATCTTGTAAGAAATACAACTGCTATTGAATTACTCTCAGATAAAATTGACACTATGCACGATGATATGAGAGAAGTATTTCATAGGTTAAAAGAAGTAGAACTTGCTGTAGTAGAACTTAAACCTAGAAGATAGAAAAACCCTACTTTGGGGGAATAGGGCTTATTGACTTGTGTGAGGAGTCAAGCCAAAATTAGCAAATATATACATAATTGGAAAGTATATAACAAATCCTATGATTGCAATCCTAAGACCCATCCTTCTCACCTTTCTCAAATCTAAAGCAATTCGTCAACTTGCCTTAGATCTTGTTCGTGCCTGTGTAGAAAAAACAGACAATGATGTTGATGATAAATTATGCGATATGTTGGAGCAGGCATTATTTCCAGGTAAATGAACCACAAAGAGTTTTTTGATGTTCTCGTTGGTAAACCACCAGCCGAAGTAGAACTGGAAATTGAAATCAGAAAAAGAGAAATTAGAGACATGCCTAACGCTGTTGTAAGAGAAATTTGTCTTGAACTGATAAAAGAAAACAGACTACAGGATTTTCTTATAATGGCTTCTATAGAACGTATTTCAGATATAAATGAAAAACTTATACGCTATGAAATATCAGAACATCACAGAACAAAAAACCTTAAACAAACTAAGAAGAAAAAATTTAAGACAAGAAAGACTTTACTCGACAGGTTTAAGACTATGTTGAGCGTGTTCAGATGACCTTCTGTCATCCCATTTTACTTTGTAATAATATTGACTAGCACCAACCTTATTCGTCTTTGCAAAAGCTTCTAAGACTGTTCCTTTTTGTTGTTTATATTTACCTCCTGTGTATCCAATCGTATGGTTTCTTACAACACGATCATCAATCTGAAATCTTTGTCCTACTGTCTTGATAGGCATAATTTTATAAAACAAGGTATATTAGTTTCAAGAACATTTTAACTATGGAAAAAGCAAATAAATTAGAATTATTAGAAACCCTTCATACAGTTCTCATACAAGAATTGTTAGACAAGGTAAGAAGTGGAGATGCAAAACCTGGTGATCTTAACGTAGCAAGACAACTTCTCAAGGATAATGGTATTGAATGTATTCCAACAGAGAAAAGTCCTATGGAAGATCTTATGTCAAACCTTCCAGACCTTGATGTAATACCTGCTTTAGAAAGATAGCCTATGAAACTTTTAGATACCTTTGCAGGTATCGGTGGCTTTAGCTACGCTGCTGAAAAACTTGTAGGTGGTTTTGAAACAACTCAGTTTATAGAAATCAACCCTTTCTGCCAAAAAGTTCTTAACAAACACTGGTCACACGTTCCCATCCATGACGACATCACAACATTCACAGCTAAATCTGGAGAGTTTGACATCATCACAGGGGGATTTCCCTGCCAAGACATATCAGTTGCAGGTTTACAAAAAGGTATTACCAAAGAAACCAGATCAGGTTTATTTTACGAACTCATCAGAATCATACGCATGGTACGACCCAGATACGTTGTCTTGGAAAACGTGGCAGCGATCCTTAATAGAGGGTTGGACATCGTTCTCAGGGAACTTTACGAAGCAGGGTATGATGCAGAATGGGCAGTTATATCAGCAAGTTCTTTGGGAGCCTGTCATCAGCGAAGCAGATGGTGGCTTGTTGCCTACCCCAATAGCAAGCAAAGTAGTAGAACAAAGAGTGAAATTCAAACAAGGAGGAACTCCACTTCGAGCAGCAATAGACCGAGAAATGTTACCAACACCAAGAGCAAATCAAGCAATGGCAGCGAACTTAGATCTGCCCTCAATAAAAAATCATCAGTATCCAAATCTGGAAACTGTAATATCCAATCTTCCCACCCCGACAGCAAGAGACTACAAGGACTCAGGGGAAAATATGAATTACAAGAAAGCTGCAAAGAAAGGACGTTTACCTGGCGTAATAGTGGAATCACGCTCAACCCAAACTGGAAAGGATACAAATCTAAACCCACACTTTGTAGAGGAGATGATGGGTTATCCAATCGGGTGGACAGACTTAAAGCATTAGGTAATTCTGTCGTACCACAGGTAGCTGCCATTCCTCTTCAACGAGTAAAAGATCTTTATGCAACCGCTTCCTGAGAAACTACAAGACTTTAGATACTTTCTAATCATAACGTGGCGTCATCTTAACCTACCTGACCCCACACCAGTTCAATTAGACATAGCTGAGTATTTACAGCATGGACCTCGTAGAAAGATCATACAGGCCTTTAGAGGGGTGGGTAAGAGTTGGATAACTTCTACCTATGTTGTGTGGAAACTAAGAATGAATCCACAACTGAAGTTCCTTGTAGTCTCTGCAAGTAAAGATAGAGCAGATAATTTCTCTACATTCACCATGCGTCTTATCAATGAGATGCCAATATTAGCTCCGTTACGTCCAGAAGACTCTCAGAGGAACTCAAAGATAAGTTTTGATGTTGGGCCTGCATCTGCTGATCATGCCCCTTCAGTAAAGTCTCAGGGTGTTCTAGGACAGATGGCTGGTAGTAGAGCAGATGAGGTAATTGCTGATGATGTGGAAGTACCAAACAACAGCTTTACTCAACCGATGAGAGACAAATTATCAGAAGCTGTTAAAGAATTTGATGCAATCTTAAAACCTAACGGTAAAATTACCTTTCTAGGAACACCACAAACAGAACAATCTCTATACCTAACCCTTGAAGAAAGAGGATATACGACTCGCATATGGACTGCACGTTATCCAGAACTTAAAAATAACTATGGTGATAGGTTAGCTCCTAAGTTAGCTCAGAGCCTTGCAGAAGAGCTTGTAAAGCCTAAAGATCCTGTTGACCCAGAAAGATTCTCATCAATAGATCTCATGGAACGTGAGGCTTCCTATGGACGTTCTGGGTTCTCTTTACAGTTCATGCTAGATACTAGCCTTAGTGATCAAGACAGATACCCTCTAAAACTATCAGACCTTATCATTAGCAGTGTTAACCCTGATCATGCACCAGAAAAGGTAATATGGTCATCTTCTCCCGAATATGTCATCAAAGAATTACCCTGTGTAGGGTTTAATGGTGATCATTTCTACCGACCTGCACAGCAATTCGGTGATTGGATTGAATATACAGGCTCAGTAATGTTTATCGACCCCTCTGGTAAGGGTAGAGATGCTACTGGTTACGCTGTAGTCAAAATGCTAAACGGTAATCTCTACGTTCCTGATGCAGGAGGACTTAACGGTGGTTACTCTGACGCAGTATTAACAACATTATCTAAAATAGCTAAGACAAATAAAGTAAATACCATACTCGTTGAATCAAATATGGGTGGTGGTATGTTTGCTGAACTGTTAAAACCCTTTCTCCTCAGATACCACCCCTGTGAAGTGCAAGACGTACGCAATACAAAGACTAAAGAACTACGCATAATAGATACCCTTGAACCTGTTATGAACTCTCACAGGCTCATATTCGACCGTAAGGTAGTAGAAAAAGACTATAGATCTAATCCTAACGAAGCTCCAGAAAGAAAATTAAAACTTCAACTCTTCTATCAAATGTCTCGTATAACAAAACATAGAGGTTCTCTAGTACACGATGACATCCTTGACGCTCTATCAGGTGCAGTAGCTTACTGGACTGAATATATGAACCAGGATGAAGACAGAAACATCAAATCTCGTAAAGATGAACTCCTAAGAGTTCACCTAGATAACTGGGGTTCTTACCTAAACAACACCGTCACTCAAACTGCACTAGGAATGACACCCACACAGATAAGTAATTCTAATGGAAACACCGATGGATTCATAAGCAACGCTTATTAGGTACTACTTGTAGATAAATAACCCCATGAAAGGGGGGGACTATAGGGGGGGATAGCAACCATAGATTCCATAGAAATAATTTAAAGTAGATAATAGATAGTAAATAAGCAGATATTAGTTGTTAATAGTTAATACATAAGACTATCAGCCAACAGTATCCTCTCCTAAAATATATTCATAGGTACTTATACAACCTATAGTCCTCTATAAGACACTTCTGGGCAGTCTTATAGAGGATCTTATAGCCCCTTATAGTTAATCTTTAAGTTATCTTAGAGTTACCTTATAGTTACTACT